CGACGTGCAGACCGCCTCGGTCAGGGTGTAGACCCTGCCGTTGGCCAGCTCGGCCGTCACCGTGATGTTGAGCATGTTGGCGACATCGACCACCGGGAGTTCCGGCAGCAGTGAAACGTCCCCCTCAATGAAGGGGACGCGCGGCACCTCGCTGTAGCCATGCACGTAATCCTGACCGGCGAGCATGGCCTTTTCGTAAGTCGACGGGGAAATCATGAAGTTGCCGCGCAGCGGCAACTGCCTGATCGGCCCGGTGGCATTCTGCGTCTGATCGGCGTTGACCTTGAGGTAGGCGATACCAGCGATACGGGGAGCCATTTGTCATTCCTCTTTGTGGTTGGAGCGGGAGCCGTTACCTGATCTCGCCCAGGCCGCGATTGTATTGCAGCCTGAATTGCGCCAGCACGGCGAATACCCGCAGGCCATTGATGAGATCGGGTGGGTACAGGACGTTCACCCGGTTCGGATCGTTGCTGTCCCGCTCAACCGTGAGGTTGGTGATGTAGGCATCGGCGTTCTCGACCAAGCCGTTGAACTCGTCGAGCCGGTACTGTGAGATCAGCTCGGCCTTAATCGAGTTCGGCGTGACAATGGCCTGCCCGATCCCGAAGCGCGTGCCGTCGTCGGCCAGCTTGTGCCGTGGGAACTTGGTCGTTACCACGTAACGCTGGTTACGGATCAGCCGCGACAGCGTCGACAGCGTGGTCACCAGCTCGTAGGCGTCGTCCGCGTGGCCATACAGGTTGAGCTGGTAGGTCGTGGTTTCACGGGCGATCATCGGCGTGTTGCCGGTCAGCGTCCGCTGCGTGGCGATGCCTGCGCCTGCCAGCGTGTTCAGCTCCTGTAGGTTGAAGCGGTTCTCGCCCTTGGCCGGAACGCAGCTCTGCAACTGCAAGGTCTGCAACGGTCGCGCTGGATCGTTGGTTAGCGCCCTGGCGGCTTTGGCGCAGTAGGCTGCCGTCCATTCCCACACCGGGCTGAGCGCCAGCTTCTCGATCCCCAGCACCGACAGCGTGGCCTTGTTCTGGGTTGCGCCGAACGCGATCAGGTCGGAATAACCAGAGGTGCCGGAAGCGCCGCGCTTGGCCGAGAACAGGTGGCCATATAGTTGCCGCATCCAGCCCCAGCGCCCGCTGTCGGTGAAGCCAAACTCACTGTCCCAATCGTTGATGGACTGCGCATCGCTGTAGGGCAGCGATACAAACTCGACCGGCGTTTCACCCAGGGCCGCAATCGCGTTGGTGAAGCTGGGCACGCCGGTTCCTGGCGTGGTCACTGTGTACGTGGGCTTCGGCATGCCGCCCGGCAGCACCTCGCCGCCGATAGCCCCGAAATAATTGAAGTCGATAGTCAGATCGCCACCATCGGCCCCCTTCCACTTCAGCGTCAGGGTGATCACACCGGCGGTTGACGTGGCGATCACCGGCAGGTCCATGTTGGCATTGATCGCCGCCACCGCCGAGGCCGCGGCAATGGTCGGGGTATCGCCAGTATCGACGCTGACGGGGACATGATGCCCGCCGATATACAGATGCAGGATGCCTGCAACGTAGGTGGTGCCGGTCAGGGTGATGGTGATGACCGCCGCCGTACCAGTCGTATTTGTGGTCGGCAGTCCCCAGACTTCCTGCGAGGCATTGTTGGCAAAGAATGACCTGAACTGGCACGCGAGCTGGCTGCCCTGGCCAAACAGCGCGTCGGCCTGCGCCTGCGAGCCAACCGGGATCGGAACGTCTGGGGTGGCGGTGGGCGGCGTGTAGGTGATCACCGGGGCCGTGCCATAAGACAGCGGCACCGTGTTCATGACCCCGACCAGCAGGGCAGCCTGCCGGAAATACGGGTAGCCAGCCATGCTTGGATCGACTTCGACCCAATACAGCGGCTGCCGCCAGTTGGAGGGGATGTTCGAGAACGAGATGGGCATAGCGATCTCCTTTCATTCGAATGGGACAGGGCTCGATCAGGTCAGCTCGTGCGGTTATTCCGGCTGCTGCCCTGGATGCGGCTGCGGCTCACCGGACGGCTCCTCATGCTGCGAGGCTGGTTTTTGCTGCGCTCCCTCTCGCGCACCGCCTTCCGGCGGCGGGTCTTCCTCGAACACGGTGACATCGCCATCGCGGATGCGGCGCTTGGTGAACTGATCGTCCGGCCACTCGGCAGTCCCGTCATCCTTGAACGCCTTGCCGTTCGGATGCTTGATCAATTGCTGAATGGTCGCGTCCTTGGCCTGTACCTTCATCTTGATCCTCCTTTCATGAGAGCGACGGCGTTCCGAGCACCGGAGCGCCGACCACGAGATCGTCTGCCTTCAGGTTGTACTGGTACCAGTATCGCACGACTTGCTGGACTTCGTTGCGCCTCGGGATGTCCGGGAAGGCGGTTTCGAGATGCGTCAGTTGCAGCCAATCCGGTACCTCGGGCGGCCAGTAGCTGCGGTAGGCGCAGCCCAGCTCCATCCGCAGCTCGGCAACCGGGGTCTCGTTGTCCCCGGCGATGGTGCCGTAATGATGGGTGCGGGTCGCCCGGCTGAAGCCCTCGATCTCAAACTGGTTGTTGGCGCGCAGCTTTGGATCGGTCAGGATCGCCCACATGATCGCCCAGTGCGCCTGATCGAGAACCGTCTCAGCCCGCTCGATGTTGTTGTTGCGGATGATGACCGAAAACCCAAGATTGAGGTTGTGATAGAACCGCGGCTCGGCGTGGTTGATATCACCGTCCGGCGACAATGCCTCGTTCAGGAAGTAGCAGGCCAGATACGGTACGTCCTCGGGCTGCACTTGCTGACCGCGCGCCCGTCCGAACTTTACAAACGGCGCAAAGTACGGCAGCTCCTGCAACCGGGCCAGCATCGCGTCCCGGATCAGGAGAGAATAGCTGTTGATGCCCGTGACCGCCTGATCCATCAGGGGCTGGCCTTCTTGATCTCGCGCAGCGTCAGTTCGCTGCCGCCCTCACCATCACGATCCACGTCAGTGATCTCGAAGCTGCCGAGTGCGGGATGGGCTTCGTCAGCGGGGATATCCAAAGTGTCGCCCCTGAACGGCACAATCTGAAATTCCTCGTCGCGGATGCTGAGCGTCATCTTATGATCGCTGAACACCACGCCGTCCTGGGTCATCACGTCCATGGTGTTCTTGTGCCAGATGCCGCGCCCTTCATAGACCGAACCCTTGGGATTGCTCTGTTTCGGCGTGAATATTACCGGCCGCGCCCAGGTGTTGAAGTTCGGCAGAAATACCAGTTCCGAAATGTTCATCGACATGGCTTAGTGCTTCCAATCTTTGACGAACTCGTCCCAAAGCTCCGGCACCCGCGCCGAAACCTTCTGCATGATCACATCGCCCGCATCGTCCATATCCACACTGGCCTTGCGCTCGCCCGGACCTCCGACCAGTGGCACCCACTTGCATTTGCAGTGCGGATGCAGCGGCACCAGCTGCTGAAACTCCGTCAGCGTGAACGTCATTCCTTCCAGCGCCTCGCAAACTGGGCAGACGCCCGACTTACTCGCCCTGGGATCGTTGATCAGCGTCACCAGCCGGTCGCCCAACTTTTGCCTGCCGACCATCCTGGCTTGCTTGCCAGTGACGGCGGCAATCGCACGCTGATTGCTCGGTGTCGCCTGTCGCGAACCGTGGGCATGTCTGGCCACCGTCCCCAGTGGCTCGTTACTGTCCTCCACAATCGAGCTTGGCGCTGTCGCTACGATACTGATGCCACCCTGACCGGCTGGCTCCATCTTAATGTTCGGCGGCTCTGGCCACTTCTGCTCCAGTATCCGCTCTGCTTCCTTGATCCCCTCGGTCACTATGGCCGAGAAGAAGCCCTTGAGAAAACCAATGGCATATCTGATGCGGTCGATCAGACCGGACAGATCGTCATCAGCCATTAAACAACCAAAACCGGCGGCGCATTGCGGTACAGGTACATCCGGTATCTCATTCCGTACGGCGTGGTATCGAGCTGGCCATCCCAGCTCGATGCTGATGGTGCCGCCTGCGACAGCGGTGGATTTAGGTATGTCACCGAACGATCACGGAACGACATCGACGACACCTGTTGTCCGAGCGAGGCGGCACTACCAAGCATGATCGCGCGCAGCGCCTGGACCGCCATGTGCGCCGCGAAGTACAGGATGCCGAGCTGATAATCCGGCAGCATCCAATCGTAATCGACCCACAGCGAGGCTTCGATGATCAGCATATCGACGGTTGCGTCCGGCACCTTGGCGAACTCAGGAAACCGCCTCCTGAAATCGCCAACCGATGGCAGCTCGTAGCCGTCCGGTACGACGCAAGGGTCGTTGGTGACGTAGCTCACAATCAGCCTCGATGCCTGTGGCCCTTGTTGATGGCGTCGATGATCTCATGCTTGCTTTCGTTGCCGCTGACCTCGACACCGATGGTGCTGGCGTATTCGACCAGCTCGGCCTTGGTCATCCCCTCCATGTCCTGCTTGGACAGCTTGGGCGCGTTGTGGGCTGGTTGCTGTGCCGGATGCTGTCCCGGTTGCTGCGACTGCTTCTTGGCCGCCCGCAGGTTCTCCCGCTCCAGCTCGTTCAGCTCCTCACGGGACATCTTGACGGACGACCGTGCAGCACCTTCCCCACCCGGCGGCGGGGCTGGCGGGGTCGGCTCAGAGCCGGTGACCACGTAGTCACTGGTACCAGCAGTTGAGACGTTCCGCATGTTGGCAGCCCACGGCGACGGCACCTCGACATCGACCGGATCGGCACCGGGTTCGAGAGTGACGAGCTGACCTTGAGCGTCATGAACGCCGCGCAGTCCGACCTCGCCGCCGTGCTTGATGTTGATCACTTCGGTGGCGACGGGCTCACCTTCGCGAGTTTCAGCCATTTCGATTACCTCCTATTGAATTTGTCGTAGTGCTCATCCTCTGCCGCCACCCGCGCGGCTACGGCACTCTCCATCGTCTCGAACAAACCAAGATGAATACGCTTACCACCATTGGCGTTGATGTAAGCGCACCACTTGTTTGCCTTCTCAAACCACCAGACGCCGCGATGGCCTGATTTGTTGTCGGCACGAACGGGCATGTTCATGTTGCTCTGGCTTGGCGTGACCAGTCGTAAGTTAGCCCAACTGTTATCACCACGATCACCATTGATGTGATCGAGGATGAAACCGTCCGGTATTGGCTTGCCTGTCATGAACCACCATGCCAGCCGATGTCCACGAACCAGCTCCCTGCGCCCACCGAATGTGACGG